CCTTCTGGTGCGTCCATTGCTTCATGTAGTTCCCAACCGTCCTTTACTCTTTTAGAAACCATTCCGGGTGTTATACCGTGACTTTCAATTAATTCCATTTCAAATTTACTGAACCTATAAGGTTTATCGTGTATCCTTACAATTCTTGCTGTTTTCGCCATTTATTCCACCTCTACATTTACATTTCTAATTTTTAAATTGTCATACTCTAGTATTTCGTTAGGATTGTTATATAAGTAATCTGCCAGCGTTTCTTTTTCTTTATCCACATCACCAAAATGCTTATATTCAACTTCTGTAGGTATTCTTATATCAATCGTTGCGTTTATATATGCTTGTTGTTGCATTAGATCACTTCATTTCTCTTTTGCGTTCTCGTCTTGCTTTAATTAATTCCTCGTAAGTAATCCATGTTTTGCCTGTGTACTTAGGTGCTTTACATATCCAATTGAGTTTTATGTTTCTGTATTTATGTCTGAAAATCTTAGCTTTAAGTTTTGCTACTTCGGTTGGCATACCTTTAATGTCGATAACTTCAATCAGTTTGTCATCGAGATATAACGCGAAGTCTGCAATATATTCAATCTTTCGTTGTTTATCTAGTTTTGGTAATAATTCGAATTTCGGTTGTATTTCGATATGATCATAATTAGTGCCATTCATATTACTTTCTAAATATTGGTAATATTCACACTCTACTTTGCTATCAAATACAATTCCTTTGTACTCAACTTTCTTAGCATTGTATTTACTCATTGCGCCACCTCTAAATATCAAATATCGTTGCTTGTAAACCTAGCTCTTGCTCATATAGAAGTCCGTGAGCGCCTTTAAATCGTTTTAGGTCACTATCAGTCATAATTTTCTTTTCGTCGCTGAAATGGGCTCCTGTGAGCGAATAAACTTCATTCTCGTTATCTTCATGTTTGATGACCTTAATATCTTCCGTGCCATCTTCTCGGTATAAGTAATATTTTTCTTTCGGCATTTTTAACACTCCTTAATATTCGACGATTGCGGGTCTTTCTTCTTTTTCTTTCAACTTATCATCAATAAGTTTTTTAAGTTTCTCTTGGTCTCCGTTTGCAAAATCAATCATCTTTTGAGCATATACATCTCTACAATGTAATATTTCTTTTATATTTTGTTTTGTGATTACCACGCATCTCGCTCCCTGAAATCGTCTCCGATTACTCTTACTTTTCTTGCTCTTTTTTTCATTCTCGAATTTATACGTTGCCAGTTCATATTTTGATTTAGTTCTTTATCACTAAAGTTAGTTGTAAAGATGTTGTTTTTACCTACTCTGTTATCAACAATGCTGAAAAGTTTGTTTAAAGTGTGTTCTGTGTTCTCTACACCCATATCATCTAGTACAAGTAAATCAATATCGCTTAACAATCTGACTAACTCATCTGTAGTCTCAACTGCATTTTTGTTGTATGTTGCTTTGATACGATCCATTAACATTGGTATATGCATAAAAGCAACCGTATGTCCTTTAGCTTTAACTGCTTTTGCGATAGCGTATGCTAGGTGGCTTTTACCAGTTCCGTATGAACCTTGCAATATTAATGATTTCGGTTCTTTTGTAGAGAAGCCTTGTACATACTCTATTGCTGTTTGTTTAGCTTGTACTTGTTTTTCATTTTGTGGCTTATAGTTGTTAACTGTTGCATCTCTTAAAGACGGATTAACATTTGATTGATTGAAAATATAATCAAGTTTCTTTTGTTTATTCCTTTTGTATTCTTCATAAGCCAATCTTTGAATTTCACATTCGCAACCGTCTTTGTATTCATATCCATTTTCAAACTTATATAAGTCATATTGACGCCCACATTTATCGCAATTCTGTCTTAGTATTACTTCGATTGGTTGATACTTTTTTAAACTTTCGTTTATTTTTTCGTTGAATAACGGTTTCATAACATCCTCCTAGTCCCAATAACTTTCGTCGTACTTCATGCGTTCCAATTGATCTATGCCAGTTTCTTTAATCTCTTCGCTATAATCATTCATATAGCTTTCGTTAGTTAAGAACGTTTTAGGGTACTTTTGATATTGTTTGTCTGTAATAGTTTTTAAATACTCACGAGTACCTTGCATGATTTGTTCAAAAGAATGTTTCTTTAAGCATGATTTGAATTTAGTAAAAGATATTTTCTTATCTTTCTTCTTGTCGTAAAGTTTCCACCATTCCTCAAATTGCTCATGCGTAACGTCAGTTGCGCTATTATTAATTGTCTTATTGTTATTTGTATAATTGTTATTTGTAATACTGTTAATTGTAGTGGGCTGGTTGTCGAGCGATTGAATTTCAACCGATTGAATTTCGACCGGTCGAGAATCAACCCATCGAGGACTGTGGTAAATTGTGTATAAATTACTTCCATAGATATTACCGTTTTGTTTTCTGTCAACTTGTAAATACCCTGCTGTTTCTAACTCTTTTCTTGCTCTTTGATACCGTTGCTTACCTATGGCTAATTCATGCTTTATTAGATCTACACTTGGAAAAGCTGTTTCATCTACACCAGCATATGAAGATAAGTAACTGTACAACGCCTTTGCTTCAATACTTATCGTTGTGTCTTTCATCACTCGCTTAAAAACAAGACCGTAACCAGTAATGGAATTTTTGATTTTATCTTTAGACATTTAAAACTTCTCCAACCAACGTATTATGGAAATCTGTATATATACTTTCTAGTTCATTAATTATTTCTGAAATATCTCTATTATCGAGAGTTCCAATTTCTTTTTCGTAAGCGAGTAAATCAATGTTTATTTTATCCATCTCTTTTTCGATGTTTTTAAGAATATTTTTTAAATGTTCATTTCCAACTCTATTCTTTCTGCTACAATTACACTTTTGGCAAAGTACAGTTAAATTTGACATTTCATTTGTACCACCTTTTGAAATTGGTATTTTATGCTCTATTTGCAAACAATCTACACTATCGAAAATATTCGAACACATAACACACTTATAAATTCCTTGCGTTAATTCGTTTTTGATTTTTCTTTTTTTAGCACTGTTCCATTTCGGCTTGCTCATTGACACTCTTCCTCTCTAACATTTTCCGTAATTATTGAGTAGTAACTTGGTTGATCAGTCATATTGATTCTCCTTTCTGGTATAATTTTGTTATCGCTACTGCGTTAGATTGGGGGTGAATAAAATATGGAAAAACCTTATATGTTAACATATGATTTAAACTCACCCGGACAAAAATATGAGGAATTGAGAAATGTTATAAAAAAGGAAATTTCTAATGGTCATTGCAATTATTGGAAATCTTCATTTTTATTCCGTTCTTCTTTATCAACTTCAGAAATGATAGAAAAGTTGAAACCTTATCTCGATTCTGGAGATAAGCTGTTTGTTACAGAAATAGTCAATAACAAACAAGGGTGGTTAACAAAAGAACAATGGGATTTTATCAACCATAATATTTTTATTTAGGTTCTTTTATTGAATCTTTTGTTATATCAGGAAAACCTTTAGAATCCTCAGGGGTAAATTTTTTAATTTTTTTAGCGCTTCTAATCTCTTCCGCCAAGATGACGATTAGGAGTGCTATTTTTATTATTCTTAGTCTATTCATTCCTTTTTCTCTCCTTTCAGCATTTTATTGAGCCTCTCATCAACTTTTATCCACGAGTCATGCAAGTGGTATTTATCATCAAACGACTTAACGCCAATCGCATGTTGCTCGTTGTGATGTTCGCGACATAACGCTAATACATGTTTGTCATAGTGGTTCATTTTGTTTCTGTTCATGCCTCTGCCGACTGCTTCATAATGTGCCAGGTCTGCGTGAGGCTTTCCGCATATTACACAGTTGCGGTTGATTGTAGCCCAATATAATAACGCTTTATCTTCGCTTAACAACTTACTCGTTTCTACACTCATAGGTATTTGATGATGAAACATAAACGCTATAATCAGTTCTATTAACTCCCTTGCAACTTTCATAGAACAGTCGCGCAGACTGATTTCTTCATAACCTTTCATAATTTCCAATTCTGTTTGTAATAATTTTCTAGTTGATTCTACTGGTTCGCCCCAGTGAAGTTCTATATCTCTACACATTGCGAATATTTTTTTGCGTTGTTCTATAGATAGTTTTTTATTGTCCGGAACCTCTACTTCTGCTTTTAGTGGATATCCGTTTTCTAGTAAGTCAATGTGACTTTGTTCAAGTTCAACACCAGTAGCAACGACGGAATAAGTACCGTCATTGTCTTTCTGGTATCTTGTAATGTATTGCATTTAAACCACGTCCTAGAACGGTAAATCATCATCATTGATTTCTATTGGACCATTAGCATTAGCGAATGGGTTTGATTGTTGACTCATTGGCGTCTGTTTCCCATTTGCTTGCTGTTCTTTTTGTTTCATCTCATCAGTTTTAGGTTCTGGTTTATTAACTACTTCATCGTCTTTATTCCAAACTTTTACATATGAGAGTCTTACAAAATACTTGCCTTGTTCCTCGTTAAATTTATTTTTAAGTACAATAGTTCCGATTTTGTTAATTAATTGATCTGTGTCAAAAGTTAAATCTGGTAAGTTCAATTTAATTCCTAATCTACTAAGTAACTCGATATATTGTTTTTCTTGATAATCTTGTTGGAATGGTGGGACGAATTGGTTGTGTTTGTATTGTTTACCTTCGTTGTTTTCAAAAACAATCGTGAAGTATCTGTTTTCTCTGTCGTTAAACTCGACATTTGCAACTTTTACTGTAAATTCTCCAGCTCCTAAAAAGTCCCCACCTTTCATGAATGCCTCTTGATTAGTTTCTTGAATGTATTGTGTTCTACCAGTGATTTTCATAATTTTTATACCGTCCTTTTAATTAATTTTTAATTACCATTTCTAATTGCTTGTACAACATCGTTAATACTTGGATTAATGAAACGTTTGTTGTTAATTTTGATGTTGCTTGAGTGTCTTATCTTTGTCTCGAATAAATTTGATGGTTCAGCGTTAAGTACATATTGATAAGTTTTTTCGCCGTCTTGCTCATGTTCTTCTATTGTCATTCTTGCTAACACGTCAGATTGACTGATGACCGCTTTTTTTATTTGGTCTTGTGCCTCTATCGTGATTGTTGGATTGATAGTACTTCCCTCATCATCTTTGTCTTTGTTAATGCCCTCGTGCCCGCTTATAGCAAGATGAAATTGATAATGTTCTTGTAATTTAGAAATATAACGATAAATACTTACAATGCGTGTAGCACACTCGCCCCAATCATTAAATGTCGGTTTCTTTGATTTACCGTCCATGATGTCGTCCATAGTGATATCACTTAACTTTTGGATTGTTTCAATCACTACAACATCAATTTGTTTTCCGTTTTCTCTTAGTTGTTCAATAATTTTAGGCAGCATTTTAATCACTGCACTAAAATGCTTATAATTCTTAATCTGCACAACTGCCCCATCTTCTGTTACCGTTGTTCCGTCCTCATTTATATCTAGTACTAAGGCATTGTTATCTTTTGTTAAAAACGTAGTTTTACCAGTACCGAACTTGCCGTATATCGCAAATTTATAAAACTTGTTTGCATTTTGTTTGCTGATGTCTTTTACACCTAGTTGCGTTAAAATATCGACATCTTGATTAGTTTGTTCAGTCATGTTCTACCTCCTCGTACTCAATAGTTTCTGTCACTGTTTTCTTGATTGCTTTGTGATAATCCATATTGATACTCGCTTCTTCCATACCGTTAAACTCCCTAGCTCTATTTCTATTTGTGGAGTAACTAATATCTGAATTGTTATCAGTTGGTTTGTTAGTTATATAAATTGGCATATCCCTATGACGAATGATATAAGTTACAGTCTGCTTCATAGCGACCTCCTACCATTTCATGACTAAGTTAATTAGTCTGTCCTGTTCATCTGTGTTCTCTTCAATCCATTCGTTTATAACGTCGTGCATTGCATCCATTGCAATATATAGTTCGCTTAAATCTACGACATGAAATGATTTAAGTGGAACATTATTCATATCCTTAACTTGTATACTGATACCGTCATGTCTCTTCATCGCAGACACTTTAAATTCGAACCCGTTAAAGTTTATAATTTTATTTTTTATCTCACCCGCTTTGTAATACATTCTTTTAGTCCTCCTTGTATTCTTCGTACTCCTCTTCGCACTCCTCGTTATCTTCTTCGTTTTGTAATTCATAAATTTTGTTTTTCAGTTTTATATTTTCTTTTTCCAATTTTTCGTTTTTTCTTTCTTCCGCAAAATACTTACCTCTGTAAGTATCTTCTTCTTTATCTTTAACAGCCTTTATTTCAATAAGTTTTCTGTACTCGTTCAATGTGATTGTTACTGTCAATTCTTGATTTGCTACAAAATTATCTTCTTCATTTCTGTATCCTGAGAAATCTTTAGTGTAATAATGTTGTTCTGTTTTAATATTTTCAGCCATAGTTGACTACCTCCGTATATTTTGATTTAATTAAGTTGTATATTTTGATGAACACTTACTGTTACTTGTTGGCGCAAGTAGCAGTTTTTTATTCTTCATAAAAGTATTCTTTATAGAATATGAAAGTTGCAATACTTGCGAATCCCGCAATTGACCACGCTGTAGTGAAGTATAGAAACGGCATGAGTACAATCGCTAAGACTGTGAAGCATAGTACTGCTAATAGGTAGCTTTTATATGTGTCGCTCATTTAATATCCTCCTAATACCATTTTTTATGCTTTCTGATCAAATACTCTTCCAATTTAGAAATATTAATCAGAGTGCCTGTTGGTGAATAATCAATGTATAAATTTTCTACACCTAAATTATCTTTGCGGTAATATTTCAACCAGTTGTATACTGTACTTCTACATACTCCAAACAATTGATGGATTTGTGTAGGTGTTGCGTATAACTTTTTCACAAATTTTTCTTCGCCTCTATATGTGTTTTCTGGTGTTGGTGGTACTATGATTTTTGGCATTTCTATCTTTCCTTTCGTGTATAATGTTGTTATTTGCTAATAGTTTGTTCGGCGAACTTCAAAAGGCGACGAGCAGATTCAGTAGAATTTTCAGCATCTTTCGGTATGGTTAAAGATTTGTTGTTTAGATAGTCACTCAACGCCCTGCTACTAATCACAGGTTTTCTAGTGTGCTTCTCAATCTTCCAAACCTTCCACGTCACAACTGCCATTGTGATGAGGAGGGTTGTTTTACACAATTTGTTCACTGTGAATCCTCCTTAAAAAACAAACTTCTAAATCCTGATTTTTCATATCTACCGGGTCTGCCTTTTTCACTCTTTGCATAATGCTCTATGTTTATGTCGTAACCACCTTCGTAATTTCCGTTTCTAGTTACCCATAAAAATTTAACTACTCGTTTGCTCTTCAGCTCTCCACCTTTATAAATGACTAATGGAACGCTGTTTTCATCTTTCACTTTGATGACAATTAGATCTTTGTGTCTGATATTTTTGTTGAACTTTTTTAAAATCTCCCTCATCTCATGAATTTTTTTCAATATTAATTTCATTACTTTTTGAATGTTCATTTGTTACATCTCTTTTCGTGTATAATTTAGTTATCCACCTAAGGAGGTGTATATTATGAAAAACTACTATCACCTTTTGTCTTTCGATGACGATTTAGCTAATGATGCAGCCAACGATCTGTTAAAAGAAGGTTGGGATATCGTTCATGTTGGTACAAAATTAGTTAAAATTTTGGATAATGGACAAGCGTACTACAATACTGAATACGTTCTGGGCGGAACTAAAAATCAGTATGAAAAATATTTAGAAGATTGCCAGCAGTCCGAGTTAGATTATTTTTAACTTATGTTTTTCTGCGGTTATTAGCTAAATACTTTTGTTCTCTATCAATTAGGTAGAGAACTTTTTTAATTTCAGTGTAAGAAAACTTTTCTAGTTCAATACATTGATTAATTACAGACATTAAATTCTTTTGTTTATTATTTAAATTCTTCTTTTGGATTTTTAAAGAATAAAGTTCTTTCATATCTTCCATATTGTTTATGCTCCTTTCGTGTATAATGTTGTTATCAACCTAAGGAGGTGATAACATGCCCTTGATATCTGATGAATTTGATACACTTACTAAAGACC